AAAGTGTTTATACGGTACATTATGTGATTTTTCCCCTAACCTTCACAATATACTTGTGAAAACTATCACAAGGCAAAAATAAATTTAAATTTATGGTAGAAAATAGTTGACAAATAAAAGGTAAAATGTTATACTATATATGTAAAGAGGGATATATAAAAAGAGGTGATAAAAAATAAAAAATGAAAATGATAAAAATTTATATAGTGCTAAAATTGACGAAATTAGTACCGGTAAGTATCTATAACTAGCCCTGACGAGTCTTTGAAAATTAAGACGAAACAAGCCTAAAAGGCTTGTAGGCTAGAATGCCATAGGAGGACTTTAAAATGAAAACTATTTACATTAATGATGTAGGCTATGAGTTAGTCACAAAAACAGTGGGTGAAAGAATTAAGGAAGAGCTTACACGTGCAAGCTATAAAGGACTTTGGGACTGCTACAATTCAGCCAGTAAGTGCAAACAAGAAGTCATTAAAGAATGGGATAATATCATAGGTGATTTATGCATTCAAAAAAAACTGTGGAGTATTGTCTTTTAATACTATGATGTTCACATTAGGATTTATTTTTAATTATGATGGACATATTGCATATGCAAAAATTACGCCTATGCATAACTACCTTTATATAGAATAGTTTGTTCATTCTAACTATTCTATATAAAATCAACCATAAAAAGTTAAAAATAACTATTGACAAAAAGACAAAAATAGATTATAATAAAGATGTAAAAAGAAAGAGGTAAAGAAAATGCTAGAACAAATCAATATTATAGAACGCTATGATGAAACACCAAAGAACAGAGGACAAATGTCTTTGTTCTTGGAAGAAATGGCTATTCAGCTAAATGAACTTGAAAAAGAAGAAGGCATTACTGTTGATGATGAGTACGCCCTATGTGAATGGGATTATGTCATTGAAGAAATATACAAAAATTATAGAGATTTAGTATATGATAATGTGTTGTTTACTGTTATTGGATTATGTCACGTATTACGCAAAAGAAGTGCAGTTGAAGGATTGAAAAAGGAGAGTTATTATGAATAAACCAATGGATGTATTATATGATGAATTTGTTGATAGTATAGCACCAGAAGCTATACTATCGAAACTAAAGAAGAGCGAAACACGCTTAAATTAGATAATATTGATTTATTAAATTTGTTTGGACGATTATATCATGATTGGATTGAAGAAACAGGATATGAGAGTCTTGAACCTAAAATCGACTTTGTAGAAACAGAAATATTGAAAAGAATGGAAGGAAATAACAAATGAAACTATCAAAAAATGCAGAAGCAATTTATAAGGATATGGAAAACAAGTATTCCAGATGTATAACAAGGGTATATGAAAAGAAATATTTTCAAGCAGGACTAGACGGTTATACAATAACAGCTTACAAAGAAGCAATTGATAATGCCTATAATAGTGACTGTATCACAAAGGATGAAGCAGTACACTTATTAAAAGTATTAAAATGCTATTTAATATCTATTAGTAAATTATTAGAAGAAAGCGAGGTGATGTCATATGCTTAACAACTATCCGACATCTAGCACATTCATGATTCATCTAGCTGATGAAATGAAGCAAGTTTATGAAGGTGTGGGAGATAATGAAACAAAAGCCTTTGTTTTGGATGATATCTATATACATAAAGTACATAACTGGAAGTGGACTGATTCAGAACTTGAGTATCTAAACGCAGTCTATGACCGTTATATGAAGGAGCTACTAAAATGATACATTATTCAAAGTTTGTTAAATACCACGGGCAGATGGTCACACTAACACGTATCAGTTTGAATGATGCACGTTTCTATTTCAATATTGGATATGATATCTATATCGTACAGGACTTAACTGAGTTTGATAAAAAAGAGGAGTTAAGACTTCTTTTCAACGCAAACAGAAATCAAGGTATCAAGAATTTTGATGATGTTTGCAAAGTTTTCAGAAGTCATTATAAAGTTAAAAAATCTAAAACATTATTATATTTTCTACTTGAATAAAGTAGAAAAGTATGTTAGTATTTAGGTATAAAAGAAAGGAGTTAAAATGAAATTTGAATATGTAGCATTATTTCTATTTGGTATTTATCTATTATATTATTTGATAGCTGTATACAATGGAGTTGCAAAGATGAAGGATAAAAAATCGTGGTATTTAGTGAATGAATCTGTCTTAAAAATATTGATTGTCACGGCCATGTTTCTAGGTATTCTGTTTATGTTGCAGACATACAGAGTAGATTATTATAGAAAAGAGTTGAGTATTTATGAAAGCAAAAACTAATTTAGATTTATTTTATAATGAGATTGAATGGACAATTAAACATTCAGACAAAACAGCTTACTATGCACTATACAGGACATTGTTTGATATTTATTATAGAGAAACTGGAGAAGGAACAGAATCTAGTATGTTTGATATGATAAAATGGTATGCAGATGTTCCACGTGAAACATTAGAATTGTATGATTATTATTATAATTTTATCAAGGAATATTTTAAGGAACTGAGTGATACTATACGTGAATGTGACGAGCCTTTAGACCAGTATGTTGTATTAGATGTACTTTTAAAGTTAAATGTTATTCCTTTAAAATATGCGAAAATGCCATTCAATGAATTCGTAAATATTATCCGATTAAAGGAGAACAAGAAATGAAAGTATATTTTTTCAGACTTAAAGATAGCCAAAAAGTTGAAGGTGCTTCCTTATATCCGAATGAGGTTTATCGAATGATGGAAGGAAAACCATACAATGATATTAGGATGTATACAGCTTCCATCAGTCCATGCGTATATGGTTTATTCAAAATGGCAAGAAGTCAAGGAAAAACGCAGGACGACAACTTCTGGATGGCTCGATATATTGAAGAAAATGAAGGAGTTATGGTAAACAAGGTTCGTAAGCCGAACATTCATTTCTTGAGAAGTTTTTGGAAAGGGGTGATTTAATGTCTGTATTATACAACAAGATTCAGAGAACGATAAATACTACTATTGTAACTGTGTTGGTGTTTGATGATGAGACAAACAAGACTCGTGAAGTATCCACAGTATTCAATAATAAATTGAAAGCGGATAAAGTCATGAGCGAGTTTAGTAAAATGGGCTATAAGCCAATTAAGGTATTATCTCTATCTTATGGTAAAGAATACTATGAAATGGAGTTAGATACATTTATTAAATATGCACGTAAAGTAGAAATGTAAAAGGAGGACAAGCATATGATGAACAAATTATTTTTAGAAGGTCGTTTAACGAAAGACCCTTATGTAAACGAAAAAGGTACAGTGGTTATGTTTACACTGGCGCAGGATACTGGTTACAAGGATAAAAAAGGCAACAAAATTACTAATTTTGTCAGCTTAAAAGCCTTTGGAGAAGGACTCGTCAAGGTCATTGGTGACTATTGTTTAAAAGGTGATTTAATTTCAGTAGAAGCCCATGCAACAACTGAAAACAATAATGGTGATTATTCAACCGCATTGATTGTTGACAGTATGCACTTCTTAACAAAATATGAGCAGAAGGAAGAAGAACCTAAGCCAAAAAGAAGAAGATAAATTATAAAAAGGGATAGCGTTCTATCCCTTTAATTGTAGTATAATAGAAGTACGATAAAGCTAGGAGGTAAGCCTATGGCTATTAAAAGAAAGACGATAAATATAAAGAAAGTAAAGCTGATTAAGCCTATGGCTATTAAAAGAAAGACGATAAATATAAAGAAAGTAAAGCTGATTAAGCCAAGATACACAAAGCCAGTACCTCAAAAGATTGTATCATTCTTTACAGAACCAGTTCACGTACCCATTGAAGAAATAAAGGTCAAAAAGAAAAGAAGCAATCTTCCGTCACAAAAGGTGAAGAAAATAAAGCAAGCAAAGCCAGTTCATAAAGGCCCATTGATTCTTACAAAGAAAAGTATTCAGAAACTGAAACCAAAGAAAAAACAAAAGAAGAAGCGTAGCAGGAAAAAACGAAGTAAAATAGCAAGACCTAATTTTCCTTTAGGTACAAAACCAGTAAAAACGCCAATTGTTACACAAGCGGATGGCATTGATTTTTCAGATGAGTATCTTGACTGGTCAAGTACAAAACAGAGTGCAATTGATAGATTATACAGTGCATTGCATCTAATAGCGGATGAAAACCCAGATGAAAGCTCGAAAGAGTTGGCACATATGGGTGCTGATTATGCAGTAAACTATTTAAAAGATACTTTCATTGATTATGATGAAGATACACTGGCAGAGTTTCTATTGTCTTATCCTTTGGCAGATTTCTTTGACAGTTATGTGTTGTTCTATGGTGGTCTTGGATTAGTGACAGGAGATACAAGCCAGTTGTATAAACTAGAAGACCCATTATATAGATATGCAGAGAATCTAAGCTACAGTTATAAAAAAGAATTAGCGAACAGTGACAGAGTGGACGATATTTAGGTATGGCTAGAAAAAGAAAGAAGAAAATACTGGTTGGAGATTTTGAAACCACTGTATACGAAGGTCAGCAGGATACGCAGGTATGGGCCAGTGCCGTTGTTGAACTGTATACAGAGGATGCAAAAGTTTTCGGTTCCATAGAAGCTACATGGGAATATCTGTTGAGTTTGAAATCAGATATTCTCATCTACTATCATAATCTAGGATTCGATGGTACATTCTGGTTATGCTATTTGTTAGGCAAACTGAAATTGAAGCAGGCCTATGAGGATTTATCCACAATGGACGAGTTTAAAGTCAAATGGATTCCAAACGAGGATATGCCAGACGGAAGTATCAAGTATAGTATATCTAATATGGGTAAGTATTATTCCATCACTTGTTTTGTGAAAGGACATTACATTGAATTCAGAGACAGTCTAAAACTTCTTCCTTTCTCTGTTGCTGAAATTGGAAAAGCATTCAAGACAAAGCATCAGAAACTGGAAATGGAATACGAAGGGTTCAGATATCCTAACTGTTATATTTCTGAGGAAGAAAAGGAATATATCAAGAATGATGTTTACGTAGTCAAGGAAGCACTTGAATTTATGTTTGAACAGAAACACGATTCCATGACGATTGGTACGTGCTGTATGAAAGAGTTCAAGCATACGTATGACAAGTTTACATACGAAGAAATGTTCCCAGACTTGAAAGCGATAGAACTGGATGCAGACAAGTTTGGTTCAAAGGATGTGGATGAATATATACGAAGGTCCTATCGAGGTGGTTGGTGCTACGTTGTAAAAGGATGTGAAAACAGAATATTTAAAAAAGGATGTGTATGTGATGTAAACAGCTTGTACCCTTCCGTCATGCACTCATCATCTGGAAACGCATATCCTATTGGGCACCCTTTGTTCTGGAAAGGAAACTTCATTCACCCAGAAGCACTGAGAGAGAATATGTATTATTTCGTGCGTGTGAAAACCAGATTCAAATTGAAAAAAGGTATGCTTCCATTTATTCAGATAAAAAACAGTGGAATGTACAAGTCCAATGAATATCTTGAAACGAGTGACTTTAAAATCAATGGAAAGTATTATAAAGGATATATAGACAAGGACGGAAACAAGGTAGATGCAAGGCCTACCATTACATTGACCATGACGGATTATGCCTTGTTTAGAAAACACTATGATGTAAAGGACTTTGAAATTCTGGATGGCTGCTACTTTGAATCCAGAGTGGGTATCTTTGATGATTATATCAATCCTTGGAGAGACTTGAAAATGAAGTCCACGGGAGCCATGCGACAGCTGGCTAAACTTTTCTTGAATAATCTTTATGGCAAAATGGCCACCAACTCATGCTCAAGCTTTAAGGTAGTCAATATCATTGACGGCAAGATTGACTATGACTTGGTGATTGAGTTTGAAAAGAAGACGGGATATATTGCTTGTGGCAGTGCCATTACCAGCTATGCCAAGAACTTTACCATCAAAAATGCTCAGAATAACTTTACTGGAAGTGTCAATCCAAAGTTTGTCTATGCGGATACAGACAGTATTCACTGTATGTGTTCTCGTGAAGAACTTGTGGATGTTAGAATCCATCCAACAGACTTCAACGCTTGGAAGTGTGAAAGCTATTTTGACGAAGCGGTATATGTGAGACAGAAAACATATATCGAACATATCACACATGAGGACGAAGTACCTTGTGAACCTCACTATGATATCAAGTGCGCAGGCATGGGGAAGAGGTGCAAGGAAATAATGAATATATCTTTAAGTGGTGGGGAAGTGCCTGAGGATGCAGATGATAAAGAAAAAGAGTTCTTGAAAACAAAGAGAACTCTAAAAGACTTCAAAGTAGGATTGAAAGTTCCAAGCAATTTAAAGCCACACCGTATTGAGGGTGGAATTTTATTAGAAAAATTTGACTATGTTATGAGATAATGCTATACTATAAGTGTGTTAATTGTAGCTTTAGCACGCATAGACTCTTTCTTTAAAAATCGTACTGTAAGGCCCAGTGTTCCACGTGAAACATTGGGTCTTATACATTATGGTATTGCCAGACGTACTCATTCATGAGGTGAAAATTGTGGGTATCTTCACTTGGAAAACAGTGCCACACACCTAGTCGAAGTAAGATATCGCATGGTCTTGAGTTGTCTGTAACAATATAAAAGGTACTCTAATGAGTATCTTTTTATTTTATCCATAAGACAATGCAGTCATTAAGCATTCCTTACAGTTCAAATCTTTGAAACGGAACAGTCCACAGTCATACATGGTTCTAAGTTTTTGAATAATAAACGTGTTGCTTCTAAGAAGTCGATAATTTATCTGGTGGTCTGAGTTTGTCACGGCCAGTTTGAATGGGGAAGTCTTGTCATAGGATGTGGAGCAATAGTAATATCCTTCTTCTATATAATCAAATATACCATAGTTTACATTATTAAATTTCAACGTACACACATAGGTACATTTTCCGCTTGGCTTATCGACAAAGGATTTATCATCACGAAGATATATACCTTCACTGGAATATTCTACATAGGCATTGTTTGAAAAAGCTTGATTGAAGCCAGATTCTTTTTGACATTCACTTGCACTTTCGTTGAACCCTTGCTCGAGTACCCACCCAACACCACGAAGGAATTTAGTATTCCATTGAAGTCTTTTGATTAAGGAGTACTGAGTACCACTTCCAAGTGCCAGATAATATGGATTCAGTAATGTGACTGGGTTGGATATCATATAGACTGGAACATAGCGTACCTGCTTACCGCCACCACGTGCCACAGAAGTATGGATAGAAATGAATTTTGTTATTTCATCTGGGGCATACTTGTTCGTCTCAGACTGAAACTCATCAAAAATGATACAAGTTGCATCCGCTAAAAAGTGAGAATATTTTTTAACTTGGTCCGCCTTGTTCAATGCGATAGCATAGCCACATGACTTCTTTTCGGTCTGTTCACCTTGGTATACCATTAACTCATAGATAGTTCCTCCAGCACGCTTTTCCGTAAACATAGAACAGTTAGGGAAGAACAGTTCACGTATTTCCTTAAAGAATCTATCACCTATATTAGGAAGTTCATAATCAAATCTTGTAAGAATGATGAACTTTTCTTTTTTCTTTAGCCATTTTTTAAATGCATACCGATTGAAGTATGTTGTTTTTCCTGCTGAACGGTTTGAAGTACATATGAAAATTTCTGGAGTATTCCCATTAATATCTTTCATACCCATGAGTTTTGTTCCATCATAGAATTTATTTTCGCTCATAAATTTCACTACCTTTCTACTATAATTATACCATACTTTTATGCTATAATAATGGTATAAAGTTAGGAGGTGTAGTCATGGTTCTAATTGGTATTGCTATGATATTTAATGGTATGGATTTAGTGACTGGAATTCTGGGAGCCATTCGTGATGGTGAAAAGTTACAGTCAAGTAAATTAAGGGATGGACTATTCAAGAAAGTAGGGTTCGTATGCTGCTACGCATTAGGAGTTGCAATCAACTATGCAGAAATGTACTTTGAGTTGCCTTTCGCAAAAGACTTATTGCCTATTATTTGTGGATATACAATCATTACAGAAGTGATTAGTATTTGTGAAAACATTTCAAAAATCAATCCAGATATCTTGCCAGATAGAATCAAGGCATTGATTGGATATAAGGAGGGCAAATAATGTTTTATAAAAGAACGAACATTCAAGGACTCATGGAATCCGAATGGATGTCGTATGCTTTACAGCGTGTGGGTGTTCCCATGCCAAACTGTTTCACATATGCGACGGCCAGACTTTCTGAGATTCTGGGAGAAGTGTTTCCTATTGATGGATATACACGTGTACATGGTGCGCAGGACTTATGGAAAACACATAACTCAAGACTAAAGCCAAGCAAGTATGCAAGCAAAGGGGCTTTAATGATTTGGTCTTATGGTGAATATGGCCATGTAGCCGTTTGTGAAGATATCATGGATACGTATACCGTTGCATGGAGTCAATCAAACTATGGTGGAAATTTATTTGACTATGTAGAAGGAAATCCAAATGGATATTGTGGAATGAATTTTCTAGGGTATCTAGTTCCAGATGTTGTATTGGATGAAGAACCAGTCCATTCCGTATTCAATATGAAGGATGTCATTCTGGAAAATGGCACGGCTAAGTTTTTAGTAAACAGTGTCAACGTAAGAAAGCAGAATCCAGTATGTGGTCGAGTTGTTGCTCAATACAATAAAGGGGATACAGTGCACTACTGGGGCAAATGGGTTGGAAATGGACATAGGTACGTATGCTATACTGGGGCAAGTGGAAACACAAACTTTGTGGCCGTAAGTGGAAGTGAGATTTATGGAAAAGAAAAGTGGGCAGAAATTGTGTAGCTTTTCTTCCATATATCAAATGAAAGAAGAAAAAGATATACCGTACAATATACCAAATGGAATGAGTAAGGAATGGTATATTGAATTTTATACTGTAGCGTGTAACATATTAAGAAAAACAAACAAAGAAAGATATGATGTCTGTTTCAGTAAATTAATGGAGTTATGTAATGAAACCAAATGAAAAGTTAAGTTATAAAGGGTATCAAGTATGCTTGTTTCCTATGGAAACAATGTATATCACCCAATGGTCAAGTCCAACATCTGTATCACACTGTTGTGGACATCCATTTGACTGTGCAGTTGTAGGTCATACAGATGTTCCTTTGTATGCACCTTGTGATTGTCACTTGATTGATGCAGGAAGTGCTCAAAATGGAAATACACGTATCTATACTTCGGATAAAAAAGTGTGGACACCAAGTGGATTACGGCAAGTCACATTCAGTTTTACACATGATAACAACCCACCAACAAAGACTTCTTTCAAACAAGGTGAATTAATAGCTCATACTGGTGTTGCTGGTATGGTTACTGGAGACCATTCGCATATTGACCAAACATTTACAGTGAATGGAACTTTAATATCCTATGGTATAACGTGTAGATTTGGAAACGAATGTTACGCATTGAATGGCTCAGTTATTCCATCATCCTTCTGGTATGTGAATGATACAGTCATAGCCAACGACATGGGTCATAAATTTTCTACATTCAAAAAAGGAAAACCAAGCTATGACACACTAGAATGGGTCATAACAAACTCAAGTTTGACCGAACCTTCAAGACCTTTGACAGATGAGGAAATGAAGAACAATGCCAAGTGTTTCTATGGCACGATGAACATCTTATATGGATGGACCTTGAATGCTTGTTGTGGCGTACTTGGAAATATGCAAAGTGAAAGTACGATTTCACCTTGCCGTTGGCAGAACGATACACCATATGGTACACCCACAGAAAGTCAAGGGTACGGAATGGTCCAGTGGACACCTTATACAAAAGTGCTGGACTGGCTACGTGATAATGGCTTCTTGATACAGAACTTTGGCGAAGGTGAATGTGCTAGAATGAACTATGAAGTAGCTACTAAAACACAGTGGATAGCCACAAGTGCATATCCAGAAAGCTTCAAGGAGTTTACACAAAGTAAAGGAAATCCTTATGACTTGGCCATAGAGTTTTTGGCAAACTATGAAAGACCTGCTAACCCGAATCAGCCTATAAGAGGTACACAGGCCGAACAATGGTATCAGTATTTAAAGGACTGGAAACCAGTACTTCCTGGCAGTGGTGAACCAGGAACAGAAAAGAAAAAATCAAAATGGATATATTATATGGGTAGACCATTTTAAAAGGAGGAAAAGAAAATGGCAAAATTAAGCAAAGAAGATTTAATCAAAAAAGTAAATGAAATGTTTGGAGAAGATGCAACGGATGAGCAACTTTCATTATTGGAAGATATTTCAGACTCAATGCAAGATTCAAACAATGATGAGTTAGAGACTACAAAACAAGCATTGACAAAAGCTCAGACAGATTTAAAGGAATTCAAACAGAAATACCGTGAGCGATTCTTGGGCGGTGTGGATAATAACCCTTCCCCACAAGATGTGAAGAATGATATTAAGGAAGACGGAGAAACAGAAGATAAGAAATTATCTTATAATGATTTATTTAAAACAGAATAAAAATATGTTATAATAAATATGTAAAAGATTACCAACATTAATTGGTAGGAAAGGAGATATTTATGGCAGTAAAACCAACGAAAACAGAGTTGAATGCCAAAACCCCAGAGATTCTGAATACCATTCGTGAAAGCATTGGTGGCGACTTTCAAGAAGGTACACCACACGTTTTAAGTGCTGGTGAGGAAATGGCAGATGGAGTTATGGCTACAAGTAACGACTCATTAATGAGCATTCGTGCTTTTGGTCAAGCTATTATGCCAAATGTTGGATGGCAGAATGCATTCCTAAGTGAACTATTAAACAGAATTGGTTTGGTTATCATTTCATCTAAGTCATACCAGAACCCTTGGGCCAGCTTGAAACGTGGTCGTTTGGAATATGGTGAAGTGATTGAAGATATCTTTATCAATATTTGTGAACCTTACAACTATGACCCAGAAGTTGCAGAAAGCCAAGTTGAAAAACGTGTGAAACCAGATGTAGAAGCCATGTTGTATCGTATCAACTCGCAGATTTTCTATAAACAGACGATTGAGCAAGTGACTTTACGACAAGCATTTAATTCAAGTACTGGAGTTGTAAACTTGATTACTGGTATCATTGATGCAATGTATACGGCTATGGAATATGATGAGCGTTTAGCCATGAAGTACATTTTAGTTCAAAGACTTTTGAATGGTACAATGTATAAACAAATCATCCCTTCAAATGCTACAAGTGAGCAATTGATTACAGCCGTTAAGACAGTTTCTAACTTATTGATGACACCTTCACGAAAATACAACAGTGCAGGAGTATTAAACTACGCATTAAAAAATGACCAGTATGTATTTGTAACAAGTGCATTCGATGCTCAATCTGGAGTTGAAGTTTTAGCAAAAGCATTTAATGTGGATTATGCGCAATTCAGTGGTCGTTATATTGTATTGGATGATTTCTCATTTACACCAGACGAGTTAGCTCGATTGGATATTATCTTTGCAGATGAACCAAGCTATATCCGGCCAACGACAGAGCAGTTGACTAAATTGAAGGAAGTGCCATTAGTTACAGTGGATAAAGATTTCTTTATGGTATATGATGTGGAACAATACTTCGATATGAGACGTAACCAGCAAGGTTTATATGAGAACAACTTCCTACACGTATGGAAAGTATACGCAAGTGGTTACTTTGCAAATGCCGTTATGTATGTTGAAACAGAACCTACAGTAACAAGCGTTGCAGTTGCACCAAGCCAAGCAACAATGCCAAAAGGTTCAAGCTTAACTATGAAAGCGACTGTTACGGCTTCTGACTTTGCAGACAAAACCGTACACTGGGAAGTATCTGGTGGTGGAACAGATGTGACAATCAACGAGAAAACGGGTGTTCTTACTATTGGTAATAATGCTACGGCTCAAGAATATACTGTTAATGCGGTTTCAAACGGAGACCCAAAAAAATCTGGTTCAGCGACTATTACAGTTGCATAGTATATAGAAAGGTGGGTGGTCCCACCTTTTATTTTTAAGGAGGTAAATATATGGCTTATGTTATTCCAAATAGTACAGTTGTGCTTTTAAAGAATATTTCACTAACACCAAACTATGAAAATACAGTGGATTATGATAATGCCACGGCTCAGTATAATGATATGTACGCTCATAAACTTGCTCAATGGGATAGATGTACGTATGTTGGTAAGAATAAGCAACAAGGTACTATTCGATTAGAATCAACGCAAGGCTTGCTCATGCAACAAGCTACCTACATGATGTTTAAGAATACGAACTATGAAAATAAATGGTTCTATGCTTTCGTTACAGATGTAACATGGGTGAATAATGTTACATGGGAAGTTTCCTTCATTCTGGATGTTATGCAAACGTATTATTTTGATTTTACGTATGAAAAATGTTTTATTGAACGTGCCCACACAAAAGATACTGAAATAGGTTCAAACATTGTTGATGAAAAATTAGATACTGGAGAATATATTGTAAACTATCAAAATGATATAACTCAATTTACTGATTTAGTTGGCACTGTATGTTGCACTTTAAAGCCAACTGGGGAAGAACAAGACAGTTTTGTCACTTCACAAATTGATAAAACAAATGTCGCAGGCAGTATTTATGCTTTCGGTACATTGGCAGAATATCAAGAATTTTTTGTTAAAGCTACTGGAAGTAACCCAGACGATACTATCATTGATGCATATATGCTACCTCGCTTCTTTGCGACTGGTGGTGACCCCACTGGAATTCATAGAATACATGGGGACTGCGAACACGTGCAAGTTGAATTTGATAAACCACAAAATCATACGGATGGTTCACTGAGCGGATATATCCCTAAAAATAAAAAATTGTATACGTATCCATATTGCTATATGAGACTAACTACTTTTAGTGGAAACTCAACAGAATTGCGATATGAAGATTTTAAAAATGATAAATGCCGTTTTGATATCAGTATGACTAGAACTCCAAACCCAGAAGGCTATGTGTACCCTACATATTATAAGGGTCTAGTAAATAATAAGGATGAAGGTATTAGTATTAATAACTTCCCAAAATGTGCATTCACTATTGATACTTATAAAGCTTGGTTGGCTCAGACGGCAAACTCAAGAACTATTCAAGCACTAAGTGTTGCTGGCCAAATTGGTATGGGTATTGCTGGTTCTTTGGCTTTAGGTGGAGTAGGTGGTGGTGCAGTACTGGCAGGCGCAGAAGGTGGCGCATTACTAGCTCAGAGTGAAGCTACAAATGCTATATCAATGGGTAGCAACGCACTAGGAAATCTTAATAAAGCTTTCAGTATGATAGCCCAAGATAGAGATATGGCTGTTAAAGGACAAAGAGCGGTTGGAAATGTAAACACAAGTTGGATGAGTGCAAATAACGAGAATACGATTCACGTGCAATGTATTTGTGCTAAGCCAAGCAATTTAAAAATAATTGATGCTTATTTTGAAAAGTATGGTTATGCATTACATATATTATCTATGCCAGTAATTAAAAATAGGCCACACTGGAACTATATAAAAACAGTCGGGTGTGATGTAAAAGCTAGTTTACCAGCATCGTTAGTAGAACAGATAAATTCTATTCATGACAATGGTATAACATTCTGGAAAAATCTTGACTCGGTTGGTGATTATAGTCTAGACAACAGACCAGTTTAATGCTATAATAAATATGGTCCTAATTAATAGGTCCTCCTATTACTCATTTCAGTCTTGATTTACTAGCTAAAAGTGGTACGTGTTATGCGTATCACTTTTAGTCTATTTATGGTATAATAATGGTATAGAAAGTGAGGTAAACGCATGGGAAAGAAGAACAAATGTAAACCATATAAATTACAGAATACATGGAATATGCCAAACATACACAATAGAAACTTCTTCTCAAGTCTTGGTTTGAACAAATGGACTTATAATAAATACTGGGTTCAGTTATTAGATTTAACACTGGCCTTATTCAAATACGATAATCTTCCAGATACAATTGACCCAAGATTCATGGAACTTGTTATGATAGCACAAGGTTCAGTCTTGTTAAGTGAAGACCCAGACTTTAAAGTGGATGAATCAGACAGTGGACATATTGCTACCATATGGAATTACAATGGTTCATTGAATATCTATGGTATTCCAAATAAGCGTCATGCGTGGGCCTATGGTGGATATAACAGAAACTTAACAAATAAAGATTCTGTTATCATGTGGGATAAATTCTCGCATATGCCTACGATTGATACAATCAATTATTATGCACAAAAATTATGGGAGTGGGATAATGTTATTAATGTAAACATGAATGCTCAAAAGACCCCTTTAGCGATTTTGACAAATGAAGAAGATAGACAGACATGGTTGAATATTTATGCACAGTATGATGGAAACGTACCTATTATTTTCGGCACAAAGTCTTTAGACTTAAAAGAGTTCCAAGTATTAAAGACAGACGCACCATTTATTGCAGATAAGATTCAAGGCATGAAACGTGATTTATGGCATGAAGCCCTAACAGAAATTGGAATTCGTAACATGAATATTACTAAAAAGGAGCGACTAGTGCAGGACGAAGCACGAAACAGTATGGGTGATACAAACAATATTCTAGTCAATAAACTACAGTCACGTAGAAATGCTTTAGAAGAATACAATAAAATGAAGGGTTTAAATATCACAGTAGAAGTCAACGAAAATATCCTAACGCAAGCTTCAAGATTGGAAACGGAAGGTATTTTAGGACAACCAGTGGAAGGGGATGAATAGAATGGCAAAATATACGATTCAAGTAAAAACGATTGTAGAGTCATTAAGTGGAAAGACTGAAAGTGTTGGTTTATCTTCACTTGACGAAGCGATTGAAATAGCACGAACTAAAATATTTGATTTCGACTATCCATTCTATGACCCTTCACAAAAGGCTGACTTTGAAAAATGGATTCTAGAATCAATTCTAATGGATGAAATCAATTATGAAACATATGGTTTATGGCACTTGAAGTTAAAGACTTGGATGAAGACAAATATGGACTATTATTCTAAAATGTTCAAGTCTTTAGATTCCATTATTGACCCATTCGTAAACTATAACCTTACACGAACGACACAAGGAAATGAAAAAGGGTTGAATGTAGGAAACAATGAATCCACCAGTTCATCTATTGGATGGAATATGTTCAGTGACACACCACAAGGTGGATTAGAAGGACTTGAAAATAGTGTTTATTTAACAAATGCTACTAAAGATTCAAATGATGGAACAAGCAACAGTAAAAGTTCTACAACATTTGAAAATAACACCAATGGCACGGAAAAAATTACTGGGTTTAGTGGTATCACATATTCCAAAATGTTAAAAGAATACCGAGAAAGTTTTGCTAATATAAAGCAGATTTTCCTTGATGATTTTAAAAGTAAATTGACACTTAAACTTTGGTACTAAATATGATATAATTAATATATAGAAAGAGAGGAAATACAAATGGCTATAAAACCTTCTCAATATAAAATCTTACAACCGTTTGAAGCATGGGTTCAACAAACATTACCTGCTATTTATGATGATTCGTTATCATATACAGACTTGCTCAGTAAAATGCTTGCATACATAAATAGTTTAGTGGAAAACACTAATGCATTATCTACTGATATGAAAAATGCTATTGACTACATTAATAACTACTTTAATTCTACAGATTTCACTGAAAATGTGAATAGAAAATTAGATGAAATGGCTAATGATGGTACACTTTCAAATTTGCTTCAACCTTTGTTTGATGCATATAAAGTACAGATTGATGGTGAAATTTCTAATCAGAATACGAGAATTAATGACATTCAGACTGAACTTGATGGAAAAGTTTCTGATCAAAACTCAAAAATTAATGACATTCAGGCTCAGCAAACTGTGTTATCAAATCGCATGGATACTTTTACTTCTCTTCCAGATGGTTCAACTGCTGGTAATGCCGAACTAGAAGATATTCGTAATTGGTTCAATGGAGAGAAATCAAGCAGTGCTGGTGATGCTGTAAGAGGACAAGCTAATTTATTGAATAGTAACTTAAACTATCTTCCAATCGTTAGTCTAGACCCATATTTACAAAATAATTTCAATACATTATTTTCAAAAGATATAAATAAAGGCCCATCATTTCAAGGTTATTGCACAGGTGATAAAGGAGGGCAAATTCAAATTAGACAAGTTGCTGGTTATAAATACTCTATTATTAATTTAGATTATAACACCACATATATTTTTAACGGTATGAACAGATATTTAGTTAGGTCTATCTTAATTGTTGATGGAACTAATAAAATCGTTGATACTGCCCCAAGTGCCACTGTTGGTGGAGATACTCAAGATAACTGGATATTCAAAGTCACAAAAATTGGCTTAAAAGCTTATATTTCAGAACAGATTTTCGATACAACAAATGGAGGAGTTTATACAGAATTCAGTGACTCAACAAGAATTAGAAAACTAGAAGGAACATTCACTAATAATCTTAGGAACAACGTTGCACAAAACATTAGTAATATCGAAAATATGGGTGTAACTTCTACAAACTTAAATGAAGTGATTACATTACAACATTTTGATGGTTATACACAGAAGGTATATTCGTTAGAAAAAGGTGTAACATACAAAATTGGTGCTTACCAATCCTATTTAATACAAGGTATATCCATTACAGATGGTAACTACAAATTAATATATACTTCACATGACGGTGGAGATAGAAAATATTTTGAGAAAGTATATACACCATCCCAAAATTGCTTCTTATTCGTACCACATTACAAAGAAGATGAACCACCAACTGTTATAGTTCAAAATGTTAGTCCAAATGAAAAAACAAACTGGCCTTCTCTAAAAGGGTTGAAAATTGTATATGATGGGGATTCAATTACAGAATCTAGACTTGAAGGTCCAAATGCTAATGGTGGCTCTTATCCAAAAATTATTTCTGATATTGTTAATGGTACATATCATAATTATTCAGAAGGTAGTGCTACTATTACAATGAAATCAGGACAAACTACTCATAGCATTGTAAATTCATTATCCAACATTACAAAAGATGGTGACTGCTATGTGTTTAGTGGTGGAGTAAATGATTTATGGGACAATAGACCACTTGGTGAACTAACATCTGATTATACAAGCGCAGTTGATATTACTACTGTTACTGGAGCACTAGAAAGTATCTTTAGATACGCTTTATCTAACTTTGTAGGAAAGCCAATATTATTCGTTATAACTCATAAGTTAATGGACCCATTCTTTACTGGAAATGGATATAACCAGTTTAAATTACATGATAGAATTATTGAAGTATGTAATAAATATTCTATACCTTATTATGATGCTTTCAATGACTCTGGTTTAAATGGATGGAATGTAGTACAAAGAAATATGTTCATAAATGCTAACCCAACTCAGACTGGTGATGGAACACACCCTAATGAAACTGGATTTAAAAAATATTATGTACCTCAATTACTAAATATTTTAAATTCTATTGTTGAAAATAAATAGATATTGACAAGCACTCTATTTTCTATAATTCAGTGCTTGTTTTTTATACCTTGACAATTTCTGTATTTTATGTTAAGATTAGGTTGAAAGGGGATGACGTAGACTTGGGATATGCTAAATCACATAATGTACCGTATAAACACTTTT